AACTTCGATATTGTAGCCATCTTTGTTTCTTGATTGAGCAGATAACTTCTTAATCTTATTCTTAGTCTTCGGAGAATAGATGTGATAGATGTTTTTCTTACTTCTAGTTTCCTTTGATAAAGCTGGAGATTGTTCTCGCATGTTGTTGATCTCTTCAAATAGGATATTCGCTTGTTCGGTTGTATTAGAGGCACATACTATATCCACACCACCTCGAGATAGAAAAAATTCAGCTAAGTCAATACCAGCAACAAATGTCGTCTTCCCATTCTTACGAGCAATGAGTAATATAACTTCGTTAAATCTACGTAGCCCTGAGTCTGACATCTTAAATCCGTATGCTGTTTGAAGGATTGCTTTCTCCCACAATTCAAGAATAAATGGCATACCATTGAATGGAGATTTTGTATGTTTGCAAAATGTTTCAATGAAATCAATTCTAAGTTGTCCTGGTTTTTCATCAAAATAATACAATGGATTATCTAGATCTTCTATCAGTAGATCTATTTCAGTTTTTAGTTCCTCACCTACGATGATATTTCCATTTTCAATTTCATTGTAATACTCGACTAAATAATTCATTCGTTTGCTCTCTTAAGAAATTCATCAAATGCATCATCTCCATCATCTACTTGTGTTCCAAGAATACTGTTCAGCGTTTTGATTACTGTTCCATATGAGTTCACTAATTTTGTGTAATACTTGGCTGCTTCAGTCTGACGTTGTGCGCCTTTGCTTGAAGTTTGAACAGCACCATATTTTCTTATTTGCTTTTGTAACTTATCAAGTTCCACTTTCATAAATGCAGCTTGATAAATTAAGTTATCTACTAATTCAGTCTTTGATTCATCAACCAAAGAAAAAAGCGACTTTAATCGCTCATATTCTATATTAATCATAACTTGAAAACCTCTTTTCCGATTTTCAAAAAATCTGCTTTGTGTTTCTTAATTGCCCCCTTACGCGGTACCCTTCGTATATAAAAAACAGTCATTGGGGCGGGGGCTACCAATTAGCAGGATATTGAATTACTTTTAAATCAATACCCCAAGTCTCTATCTTCCCTCTATTATTATTTCTCGTTACCTCTAAAATAAATTCAGTATCTGGTGCACCCATGTTTTCAACTAATTGAGTTACTTGAACACCTGGTTTCAACTCATTAAAATACTTCTTAAATTCATCGTTGTCTTTGTATCTGATGTTCACACTAAACAAAGGATTTTGATTATTGTTATATTTAAATATATTTCGACTATAATGGGCATAAAAACAGACATCTATCTGTTTCTTTGTACCTGATTCAATATAACTAAAAGTAAAAGTACCATTTGTTGTAGCCATATTACCACTTCCTTTCAAAAGGTATTATAACACGATTGAACATTTAACTCATTACCAAATTGCCATCTTCATCAAATTGCTGTGACTTTGAGAAACGTTTGTGTTGTTCGTTATGACACTTCTTACATAACAGTTCTAAGTTCTCTTGATTCAAACTGATCGCTGGATCCTTAACGTTATGTATTGTCAGCTTGATTATGTGATGAACTTCTTCTCCAAGAGCAACACACTTCTCACATTTACCATTAGCATCTCTTATCTTAATCTCTCTTGCTACTTGCCATGCTACTGATTTGTAGAATCGATGTAATTCTTTAGGCTTTCTCATATAGTTTTCTCAATTCTGTGATTTTATCATCAACATGTTCCCATCGAACATCTAAATCTTCTCTACCAAAGTGTCCATACTTTGCTAACTCCTGGAACTTGATTTTATCAAGGTTGAGTTCTTTTCTTATACTTTCTGGTCTAAAATCAAATACATAATTCACAAGTGCTTGTATCTCTTCATCAGATGTTACACCAGTATCAAAGGTATTAACTAAAACACTCACTGGTTTTGCTACGCCAATTGCATAGCTCAAATGAACCTCGCAATGTGTGGCCAAACCTGCCCCTACAACTGCTTTTGCTACGTATCTGGCATAATAAGCCGCACTGCGATCAACCTTGCTTACGTCCTTGCCAGAAAAGGCTCCTCCGCCATGTTTTGCGTAGCCACCATAAGTATCAACGATAATCTTTCTTCCTGTTAATCCAGAATCAGCATAAGGACCACCAATCACAAACTCACCTGTAGGATTGATTAATACTTCTGCATCTATAATCGTATCGAAATCAAATACTTTGGTTAGGACTTCATTGATAATGATATCCTCATATAACTCTCGATTTACTCCCTCTTTTGTTTGAGCTGATACTACAATGGTTTGTACTTTCTTAGGTCTTCCGTTTTCATAGCCAACAGACACCTGACATTTACCATCTGGTTCAAAGATGTGCGAGTATTTCTCTTTGCGAATTTTATCCATCTCTTTTGAGATTTGGTTTGCTAACATGATTGGTAACGGCATAAATTCTTGTGTTTCATTACAAGCATAACCAAACATGATCCCTTGATCGCCTGCGCCTTGCTCATGTGACTCGGTTGAATTCACACCAAGAGCAATATCAGCTGATTGTTTAGATATCTTTTCCATTACTACAAATTCATCTTCATAACCTATCTCTATGAGTTTTTGTTTTGCTATATTTGCATAGTCTACTTTCACAGTTGTAGTTACTTCACCAAAGACAAACACTAAATCATCCTTGATTGCTGTTTCTACTGCTACTCGAGCGTTTTTATCTTGTTCTAAAATTGCATCTAATATGGCATCACTGATTTGGTCACAGACCTTATCCGGATGTCCACTAAATACGGATTCACTTGTTATTACTTGCATTACTTCATCTCCTTTATCAACTAGTAAAAAAGGAGCTTTCGCTCCAGTTGTTATTTTGTTATCTCCCATGCTGTGTAAACTGATCGGTATGAACAATCCCAAGTATCAAGAATTACTCCATCTACACAAGCTGTAATATGTCCAGCCATTTTTAAGATGTAAGTACCCTTTGGATGCAACTCTGTAAAGTCACTACCTTTAATTCTTGGTTCTCCTTTGATTGCTTTGAAAATCAGTCTAGGATAATCCTTCAAATAATCGTATAAAAACTTCGTGACTTTGTAACTTGTATATCCGAGTTCTCGTTTCTTGCGATTCAATTCTCTACGGCACTCTAGGTAATCAGTGTCTGTCGCTGTTGCGATTGCTCGAACAACACAATCTGATGTTTTGATTCCTTTTGGATGTACGTTAAATTCCTTAAACATAAATAGCCTCCTTTGTTTTGGTTACTATATATATCACTCTAAAGAGACTAAATAGCAAGTTATATTTCCACTATAGTGACTTATTTTCAAAATAATCGAAATCGCTAAGTGGAGACCTTTTTCCATCTCTGATCAAATAGCAATCTTTATTCGTTCCTTTATGTTTGATATAACGTTTTACAGTCACATCAATAAACTTCTCATCAAGTTCCATTAAGAATGATTTACGATCCAGTTGATCAGCTGCAATCATCGTTGAACCAGAGCCACCAAATAGATCCAATATGGATTCATGACGTCTTGAGGAATTACTGATTGCTTTTCCTACAAGTTCAAGAGGTTTCATAGTTGGATGTTCTTCATTCTTTCGAGGCTTGTTATATTCCCAAATAGTATCTTGAGAACGATCATCTACAAAATAATGAGCTGCTCCCTCTTTCCATCCATACAGAATCGGTTCATGTCTCCAGTGATAATCTTGTCTACCAAGTACCAAAGCATTCTTAACCCAAATCAAACATTCAGCAAGTTTATATCCAGCATTCTTGAATGCATTTCTAAAGTTGAGTCCTTCTGTATCTGCATGGCAACAATATATCGCTCCACCAGGCTTTGTATGTTCAAACATATTCTTGAACGCATCCAATAAAAAAAGATAGAAAGTGTCATCTTCCATCTTATCATTTTTAATCTTTCCAGCCGTTCCTTCATAATCAACATTATATGGAGGATCGGTAAAAATCATATCTACTTCTTTTCCATCAACCAATATTTTTACTTGCTCACTATCAGTGGAATCTCCACACATTAATCGATGAGGTCCTAGCTCATAAATGTCTCCTGGTTGTGAGAATGGTACTTCAGGGATTTCATCATCAACATCAAAATCATCATCAGCTGCATTCTCGGGAAGCAGTTCTTCCATTTCCTCAAACCCAAACTGTAGCATATCCATATCTAGGTTTGCTAGTTCATCTTCTAACTTCGATAAATCCCATGTAGCAAGTTCAGCTGTTTTGTTATCGGCTAAGCGAAATGCTTTGATTTGTTCGTCGTTTAAATCGTCTGCGATAATACATGGCACTTCTTCTAAACCAAGCGATACAGAGGCTTTTAATCGGGTATGTCCGGCTATAATGACGTTATCACTGGTAATAACAATCGGAACTTTAAATCCGAACTCTCTGATTGAATTAGCAACCGCCTTGATTGCCTCATCGTTGTTTCTTGGATTGTTTTCGTACTCTTGGAGTGTTGATACTGATTTCATCACTATATTCATTCGTCCAAACCTCCTCACCTTTTTCTAGGCGTTTCTCCATTAGTTCAATTTCTACTTTCTTTTCGTTGTATTCGATACCAAACTTCGTAATCAACAAATACTTAATTGCTTGAATATCAGGTAACGATTGCTTCTTGTATTTTGTTATTCTCTTTTTCGTACCTGTTTTTGTTTCCTCGATTACAGTCTGTGTTTCTTCATATTCAAAACCGATCGCTCGTTGATAGATTGCATCAACTAACTTCAGTTTGAGTTCTTCATCACCAAATTGAAATGCATCGTCTAATCGTTTATGTGCTTTGCGTAACTTGATGACTGTTTTTTCTGTGATACCCAAATACTCAGCGACCTGTTTTTGAGTCGCTCTTTTAGATACCATTTCCGCTATTGCTTTTAATTTGTTCTCTAGATGTCCAGATTTCTCCCAACGCTCATACGTATCAAGC